GGCGAAAAAGAATATCAAGATGTTTGGCGCATTCAACGCAAAATGGGTAAAGATGAGGAACACGCTACTAAAAAACCTATTGAGTTATGTGAACGTGCTATACGTCATGGAAGTCTATATAAACAAAATGTTTTAGATTTGTTTGGTGGTTCAGGTTCAACGCTTATTGCCTGTGAAAAAAACAATCGTAATTGCTTTATGATGGAGCTATCACCAGCTTACTGTGACGTTATTGTTAAGCGTTGGGAACAATTTACAGGACAAAAAGCACAGTTAGTTTCGGAGTTATAAAATGGCACAAGGCATAGAACACATCCCTGACGAGTCATCACGCAAGTTGGTGCGCAGTTTAAGTGCTGTGGGTATTCGTTACGTTGATATAGCAACTAAGCTAGATATTACTGATGACACTTTACGCAAGCATTACAAAAAAGAACTAGAGGAAGGGCGCATCGATGCCAACGCTTCTATTGGTCAAGGCTTATTTGCTCAAGCTAAAAATGGCAACGTAGCAGCCATGATCTTTTGGTTAAAGACTAGAGCAGGTTGGAAAGAAACCAACGTGACTGAAATTGCTGCTGGTGAAGGTGCAGAAGTAAAAGGTATCAATATTTCATTCGTAGAGCCTAATGGAAACAAAGAAGGACAGTAATGGCTTTGTTTGGCCACAGTTTCCAGCCAAGCTAAAATGCCTATTTGAACCAAAGAATTCACGCTATCGCATATTGTATGGCGGTCGTGGTGCTGGCAAATCGCACTCAGTAGCTCGTGCATTACTTTGCATGGGGGTTCAAACTACCTTACGCATACTATGTGCTCGTGAGTTTCAAACATCTATTAAAGACTCCGTACACAAGCTATTAGTAGATCAAATCTATAATCTTGGTTTAGAAGCGCATTATGAAATCACTCAGACCACTATTCGTGGCACTAACGGCACAGAGTTTATCTTTGCTGGCATTAAAAATAACGTCAACGGCTTAAAATCTATTGAGGGTATTGATTATTGTTGGGTAGAGGAAGCCAACAACGTAACGCAAACTAGCTGGGACATTCTTATTCCTACTATTCGGAAAGAAAACTCAGAGATATGGATTACTTTTAACCCTGAGTTGCCTACAGACGAAACCTATAAACGCTTTGTTATTTCACCGCCTGATAACGCTGTAGTTCAAAAAGTTAATTGGAATGACAATCCTTGGTTCCCAGAAGTATTGGATTTAGAACGTCAATCGCTAAAGAATAAAGACTTTGAAGCCTATCAAAACGTATGGGAAGGCTTCACTAGATCAACCATTGATGGCGCAGTATTTGCGAAGGAGATGCAACGTGCAGAACAAGATAACAGAATTACTAATGTACCTTACGATCCTATTAAGCCTGTTATGGCTGTTTTTGATATTGGTTGGGCAGACGCTACAGCTATTTGGTTCGTACAATTCGTAGGAATGGAAACTAGGCTTATTCGCTACTACGAAACTACACAAACAACCATAAGTGAAATCCTAGCTAAGATGCAGACGTTTGGTTATGTATACGACACACTATACTTACCACACGATGCACAAAATAAAACCCTTGCATCTCATGGCAGAAGTATTGAGGAAATTGTGCGTTCATCAGGATATAATGTCAGAATTATTGGCAGGGTGCCTGTTGCTGACTCTATCAATGCTGCTCGTACTATCTTTAGCCAATGTTACTTTGACAAGAACAACACCGCTGCTGGTCTAGATTGTCTGAGACATTATAGATATGATGTTGATCCAGATACTAAAGCATTTAGTCAAAAACCTGTGCATGATCAATACTCACATGGTAGTGACGCTTTCCGATATATTGGCTTAATGATACAAGAGAAGAAAGTTGTTAAACGAAAACCAATGAATTATGATGGCATATCCTCTTGGATGAGCTAAGGAAAATATTATGGCAACACAAGATAGCGGTAATGGCGGTATTTATACAACAGAGTTTGGCGAGCCTGATGATTACGAATCAAGCGTTATTACTGAAGCCAAAGAATATTTAAGATTTTGTTCTGAGAATGACTCAAACAATCGTGTAGAAGCACTAGATGATTTGAAGTTTGCTGGTGGCGATCAATGGCCTGTAGAAATCCAAAACTCACGCTTACTAGAATCTAGACCTTATCTCACTATTAACAAGATTGATGCTTACGTTCGTCAAATCTGTAACCAGCAAAGACAACAACGGCCACGCATGGTGGCGCATGGCATGAATGACGAAGCAGACGAAAAAGTTGCTGAAATCGTTACAGGCATTTTAAGACATATTGAAAACCAATCCGATGCAGATGCAGCATACGACCACGCTTTTGACTTTGCTGTGCGTATGGGATGGGGTTATTGGCGCATTATCCACGACTATCCAAGTCCTGATAGTTTTGATCAAGAGTTATATATTAAGCGTATTGAAAACGCATTTATGGTTTACTTTGATCCTAATTCTAATGAACCTGATGGCTCTGATGCTGAAAAGTGTTTAATCACAGAAGTTATCTCTAAAGAATCATTCCGCAAAATGTACCCTGGCGCAGACGATGGTGGTGGCTTCACCCCTCGTGGCACAGGTGACTCACAATCAGAATGGATTACTCGTGAGGATATTCGTATCGCTGAGTATTTTTGGACTGAATACAAACGCACTAAACTACTATTATTGTCTGATGGCACTACCTGCTATGAGGATGAAAAACCATCTGAATCAATTATGATGGATGCTGGTGTTTACGTTGTATCTAAGCGTGAAACAGTTAAAAAGCAAATCAAGTGGGCTAAATTAACAGGTATGCAAATCCTAGAACAAAGGGATTGGCCTGGTAAATATATTCCTGTTGTACCTGTTTATGGTCAGCAAATAATTGTTGATAGTAAGAAAAAGAAATTTGGTCTTACTCGCATGGCTAAAGACCCACAACGGATGTATAACTTTTGGTCTACTGCATTAACTGAGTCAGTAGCGTTAGCACCTAAAGCCAAATATCTACTCGCAGAAGGCCAAGATGAAGGCCACGAGATGGAGTGGAACTCAGCCAACATTAAATCTATGCCTGTTTTACGTTATAAACAGACTGACTCTGATGGCAATCCAGCACCTGTGCCACAACGTATTCAGCCTGAGCCACCACCAACAGGAATGGTCACAGCTTTACAAGGCTTAAACTCTGATTTGATGGCTGTGGTTGGTATTTACGATCCTAGCCAACTTCCAACAGGCATGATTAGTGGTAAAGCGTTAAATGGTCAGCAGCAACAAACTGACATGACTAATTTCCACTATTACGATAATTTGACTCGTTCTATTCGTCAATCAGGTCGTATTTGTTTAGATTTAATTCCACACATTTATGATAAAGAACGTGTATTACGCATCATTGGTGCTGACGGTAAAGGCGAATTAGTTAAGATTAATGAGCAATCTCAAGATGAGATGGGTGTTGATAAAGTATTAAATGACGTTACTGTAGGCGAATACGACATTGTGATGGAAACAGGCCCAGGCTACGCATCTAAACGTCAAGAAGCAGTAGACTCTATGATGACTTTACTAACTGCTGATCCTAATTTAATGCAACAAGCTGGTGATTTGATATTCCGCAATATGGATTTCCCTAGCGCAGATATTATTGCTGATCGTTTGGCTGCTGCTAACCCATTGGCTCAAATTGACGACAAGTCAGACGTACCACCAGAAGCGCAAATGATTATCAAACAGCAACAAGCACAAATGCAACAACTACAACAGCAATTACAAGCATTGCAAATGGATATGAAATATCGTGCATCTATTGAACAGCAAAAACAAGAAGCTGAAACTCAACGTAAAACTATGGAACTTCAAGTTAAACGTGAGGATAGCCAATTGCGTACTGACACTATTGCACACGATACAATCATCAAAACAGAAACTCAGAAAGAAATTGAACAACTTAAAGCTCAGTTGGCTTTGGTCTTGGCAAATATGGATATGAAAGACTTGCACGAGGCAGAAGCAGAAGCAGTTGAACGTGGTATTTAAAAGGAGAATTAAATGGCAACAGTAACTGGCGATAATGCGCTTGAATGGAAAATGCGAGAGATGGCTCGTAGGGCAGGTAAGAAGTTTGAACCTGAAACTACAAACCCTTTTGCAGGTCTAGACAAAGCTAAACTGAAAGAACAAAAGGCTTTTATCAAAGAAGCACTAAAAGAGGCTAAATCTGAAAAAGCACAATAGATAGATTGACAAGTAGTTTTTTATCATATATATAGTAATTTAATGGAGCTTGAGAAATCATGGCCGATAAAGAAGCAAGTAGTGTAATAACTAGTGACAACGCAACAACCTTTTATGCAGAAAGATTAGGTTTAGCTGATTCAGAACCCGCAGCTGCGGTGGAAACTGTAAAGAAAGATTCCGAGCCAGCACAGGATGACGATAAGAGTGAACCGGAAGCAAAAGGCGATGCTAAAGAACAGAACTCTGATAAGCGTTCAGACAAGCTAAATAAGCGGTTTGATAAAGTTACGCAAAGAGCCAAAGAAGCAGAGGCAAAAGCGCAACAATTAGAACAGCGACTTAAAGAGTATGAAGCAAGGCAAAATCCAGCTGCTGAACAACCTGTAAAGGCTCAAGCAGAAGGTAAGCCACAAGCACATCAATTCAACGATGCTTTTGAATATGCAGAAGCGTTAGCTGAGTGGAGTGCTGAAAACGCTTTAAAACAGCGAGATATTGAGGATGCTAATCGCAAGGCTCAAAAGGCTCAGGAAAAAGTATTAAATGCTTGGACTGAGAAAGTAGCTAAAGCGAAAGAAGTATTACCTGATTTTGAACGCATGGTGCAGTCCAGCACAGTCCAAGTTAGTGACGAGATACGGGACAGCATCTTGGAAAGTGATGTAGGGCCACAGCTTCTATATCTACTAGCTTCAGATGAGGACTATGCTACTAAGCTAACTCAAATGCCTACTGTTAAAGCTCTAAGAGAAATTGGTAAGTTAGAAGCCCGTCTTGAACTTGAAAGTAAACCTTCAAAGAAAGACAAAGAGCCTGTTAGAAATACAAAAGCACCTGAGCCTATTAAGCCTTTGGCTGGTGGCAAATCAGTGGGCGCAGACGTTTTAATAGACACCAATGGTGAATATTACGGCAGTTACGCACAATGGAAAGCTGCTCGTCAGGCTAATAAGATCAGATAAACCTAATTTTTTTGGAGAATTAAAATGGCGAATACCTTACTCACCATTTCCAAGATCACCAACGAAGCGTTGATGGTCTTAGAGAATGAATTAACATTTACATCAGAAGTAGATCGTAACTACGATGATCAATTTGCAGTAGTAGGCGCAAAAATTGGCGCAACTGTAAACGTTCGTAGACCTGGTCGTTTCAT